CAGGCGGAACAGACTCACGCCGTAAACACAGCAAGCGACCGCCTTTATGCGCCGACCTAGCCGACGCGTACGCCGAGTCGATCGCCAGCGGAACCGCCGTCGCCAATCTGCGCATCGTCGATTCGTGCAAGCGCTATCTCGCCGAGCGGAAAGCGCCGGCGTCGCACGATGTGTGGTGGGACGAACCCCGCGCCGAGGAAGCTCGGGCGTTCGCTCGCAAGTGCGGCCAGGGCGTGGAAGAAGGCGCTGGTACTGCGCTCGAATGGATGCCCTGGCAGTGCATGGTGGCAATGGTCTTGCTCGCTAGGCGCCGAGTGGTGTCAAAGGTGAAGACCGACACGCCCGCTACCAAGGCGCTGCTGCTAGTGGTAGCGCGAGGCAACGGGAAGACCGAGTTCGCGGCGTCCATGATTATGGCGGCGATGCGCAATGGATCGCAAGCGCTTGAGTTCTCATCTGTCGCGCCCGATGGTCGGCTTGCACAGAAGACTTTCGAGCGCATGGCGACCATGTGCCGCACCCTGGCGCTCGATGACAGCGACAAAGACGAGCAGGGGTGGCGATCCTCGGGCGGCTCGACGCCGGCGCATCCAGGCAAAGTGGTGCACGGTGGAAACCGATACATATCGCTGCCATGCACGGATCGCGCCCTCGACGGTTTGACAAGTCGACTCACGATCGCGGACGAATGCTCGCGCATGGACAAGGCGTTCGGGCGCTTGCTCACTGGTCTTGCCAAGTTTGCCACATCGCAACTGCTGGCGATTACGACGCCCGATCCGGAGCAGAAGACGCGCCCGATTTGGGGCTACTGGCAAGCGTGCGAGGCTGCAATCGCCGACGGAACCCCCTATCCGGCAGGGTGGTGGCCCATGATTTACGGCTTAGATACAGAGGATTCGGCCTCAGATCCTGCTGTTTGGGCAAAGGCGCACCCGGGTTTAGGCACGATTGTTGACCCAACGCAGTTGCAATTGGCTGCGCAAACGATGCTAAACACGGGGGATCCCGTGCAGATTGCCGAGTTTGAGACGCAGTTGGCGTGCAGATATCACACGATTGCAACCTCCGATGTCGATACCGCGATCCTTGAGCGCCAGTTTGAAGAGGTTGATTGGACGCGCTTGCGCGGACAGCCGGCAGTGATCGCGATTGACCTGAGCCGTGGTGGCTACGGGCCGCAGCTCGACCTGACTGCGCTCACGCTGTTTGTAGTTGACGGCAAAATGATCCGCGGCCGCAACGTGTGCTGGTGGGCGGGCGTTGACATTGCACTTGACGAGAAGAAATGCAAGAACCCATTGCAGCAATGGATTCAAGCAGGGCACTTGCGGCGTATGCCTGGTGAATGGCAGGACATGAGCGTCGTTGAGGCAGAGTTGGAGAACATGATCGCTACGTATGACGTCCGCAAGATCGGAGTTGACCCGCATCCGGCTCAAGCGCGTGACATTAAGCGGTGGATTGACCGTGGATGGCCCATCGTGACAGTGGATCAGAGCATTCGGACGATGGCTCCTGCCTGGAAGTGCTGGGCAGACCTCCTCAAAAGTAGGCAATTGACCTACAACAACGACCCCGTTTTGGTGTCCGGACTCAACCAAATCACCCTAATTTCAGACAATGTGGGCAACATCCGACCGGTAAAGGGACGCGGCGGCAAGGGCAACATGGACGTCATCGTGTCCGGCAACATGGCAGCGCTCTTGATGGAGCATCATCAGGTGCGCGAGTCGACCGGACTGAGCACTAGCGCTTGTCCTATTGGTTAAGAGTGGAACTACAGAAATCCGGGTTGACATCCTGAGGCACATTCGTTCCATGCGGGTGTGAGTCTATTCGCACGCTTCATGGGCTTCCGTTCAGCGACCGTCGTCTACGCACGACCGGAGCCACTTGCTACCCCTGCGATCAATTCGCTGCCAGCGGTGGTGCGTGCTACGCAACTCATCAGCGCAGACCTAGCGCGGCTCCCGTTCTCGATCATTGACGCGAGCGGCAACGCCGTCGATTCGCCAATCACGCAACTGATGACGCGCGAGGCTTCACGCTGGCAATCCGGCTACGAGTTCCGGCGCTACATCACGGCGTGTGCGCTCGAAGGCGGCAACGGTCTTGCCTTGATTCGCCGCGACAGTACCGGCGAAGTGGCAGAACTACAGCCGATGCCGATCGGCGCCGCGCAAGCAGAGATCACGGAAGACGGTTTGGTGTACCGCATTGGTGGTGCAACGCTGTCCAGTGATCAGGTTTTGCACCTCGGTTGCTACCCAAATGTCAATCAACCAGGGTGGTTTGTGGGCCCAATGGACGCCGCTCGCGCTGCCATGGATCTTGCCGCAGACCAAGAAGCCGCGCATCGTTCGCTGATTAAGACGGGTTCGAGTGGCAAGGTTGCCATCTCTCACCCTGGTGCCATGTCCGATCAGACGGTTCAAGCCATCCGCGACGCTTGGCAAACCATGCACGCGACGGCAGACGGCGCCTCGCGCCCGCTGATTCTGCGCGAGGGCATGAAGGCGGAGAAGATCAGTCAAGAGACAACGACGAGCAACATCGAAAGCCGCAAGTTTAGCGTGCAAGAGATTGCTCGGGCGTTTGGTGTGCCTCCTGAAATGCTTTACCAGCAGGGCGGCGGCGCTCTCTCTTCCCAATCTGAAACAGCACGCGCCTACGTCGATGGCGCACTCGCCCAATGGGTTAGCGCGTGGGAGTCGGAGATCACGCGCAAACTCTGCAATCCCGGTCAGCACGCTCGGCTTGATACCGACATCCTGCTACGAGGAAACATGAGGGATGCTGGCATGGCTCTGTCCAAACTCGTGCTGGCCGGGATTCTTTCGCCGAACGATGGACGCCGACGAATGGGCTTGCCCGAGATCGATGGGCTTGACATGCCGTCTGTCTCCATGCCTGGTGCGCAAGCAAACGAAGAAGCCCCCGACGGCAGCAACGAGGACACCAATGCTTGAAATCCGCACTACGAAACTAGCCATGACAGGCGACAAGATCGGCGGCTACGCCTCGGTCTATGACGCACCGAGTCACCCGCTGACCATTCGCGGCATCAATGGCGGCAAGCCGTTCACCGAGCGCGTTCAGCGCGGTGCGTTTGATTCGTCACTCAGTAGCAACATCTCGCTCCTTGTCGGTCACGACACGCGCGACTTGCTTGCAAACACGAAGAGCGGACTGCTGCAACTGCGCAGCGATCAACACGGCCTCGCCTTTGAGGTGACGCTCCCAGACACCCAACGCGCCAAGGACGTCCGCCAGTTGGTGGACGCTGGCGTCTTGTCTGAGATGTCTTTCGGTTTCCAAGTCATCGCCGACTCGTGGAGCGGCAACACTCGCACACTCTCGCAGGTTGCGCTGCGTGAAGTTTCCATCGTTGAAAACGGCGCTTATCCGCAGACGAGCGCTGAAGCAAGAACCCTTTCGTCGGGCATTGCCCGTCTTCGTCTGCGTTTAAGGATGCCGCTATGAAACTGTCCGAACTCTTTGAAAGCCGTAAGGCGCTCACTGCTGAGCGCGATTCCATTCTCGCCCAGGACACCATGTCCGTCGAAGTCGAGGCCCGTGGCCACGAAGTCGCTAACGAACTTACCAAGGTCGAAGCCGAGATCCGTTCCGCGCAACTGCGCGAGCGTTTCGCGTCATCGAGCGCTGTTGAGAACATGGTCAAGAAGACCGAAGAGCGCTCGCTTGAGTATCGCGATAGCAAGAAGTACGAGATGCAGTTCGCAAACTACATGCGCACTGGTGCGATGCCTGAACAGCGTGAACTCATCACGACCGCTTCGAGCTCGATTTTGATCCCGAAGCTGTACCAAGACGCCGTGCTAAAATACCTATCGGCTCAATCCGTAATTCGCGGTCTAGGCGACCTGCGGACAGGAGTTCAGGGGTACCAGGCGCTGCGCTACAGCACGCTAAAGACTGCTGATTACACCGCTGCATGGACGTTGCCCGATACCGGATCTGTTGTAGCAGCGAGTTCCGATCCTCTGTTCACCGAGGTGGCGCTTGCTCCGGTTCTTTGCTTGCCAAAGACCGAAGTCTCACACCAACTCATTGCACAATCCGACCCTGGATTCCCCGTGGAACAGGAAGTGATCTCGCACTTGCAGGTGCAGTTGTCAAAGAACCTTGAGTGGGGCTACATCGGTGGTACTGGCACCAACTCGCCAACGGGAATCTTCACCGTTAACTCCACAACCGGCATCAACATCACAACCGCAACGGCTACCGCTGCACTCGGCAATACCCGCGCAGCATCTATCGGTGGCGTCACCACTGCTGGATGGTTGGCTAAGTTGACCGAAATGCGTTACAACAAGTTGCCAGCGGCATACTGGGGATCGTCCGCATGGATCATCCCGCAAGATGTCTACGCAGCGATCGCCGGAATCGTTGTCAACAACGTCCCGCTCTTCGTTCCAAGCGCAGACGCTGGCATTACGAATGCTGCTCCGTTTACCTTGATGGGCTTGCCCGTCTACGTCACGGAGTACATGCCAGCGCAAATCACTACCAACACCACTGGCAAGAACTGCCTTGTAGTGTTGGGCAACATCAGTGAATCATTCGCCATGCGCGAATGGGGAACGATGTCAGTGACCCGCGATGAATACAGCCTGAGTGGTACTGGCCGTATCCGTTACCAGGGAATGATGTTTGCGAACTCCAACTTCACCCGCGTCAATGCGCTTGTGCAGTTGCAAGTCACCAACGCTGGTTCCTAACTACACCTCTCATCCTTCAGGTGGGTGGGGCTTCGGCCCTACCCACCTGCAGCGAGGAACAATGGCTCTAGACCTAGCAAAGTTCCGCAGTTGGGCCCGCATTCCTCACACGGAGGATGACCCGGCTATTGGCATTGCATGGGCAGCAGCCGTACGCGAACTGGAAGAGCGAACCGGGTGGTGCGTGGAGAGTGTTACTAGAACGCAGTGGGTGCCCGCAGCGCCCTTGACGATCTACGGCGGTCTGTACCTCCGTCTTGAGCGCCAAGGCGACCTGGCAGGCACTACGGCCACCTACAGCGATAGCGCGACGGTGCCCCTTACCGGCACGTGCGCGAAGATCCAAATCAACGGCCTGATCTACGTCGATATGGAAATCGATAACTTGACGTACCCGGTCACCCTAACCGTGACGGCCGGGAACGCAGCGCTTAACCCGCTGCTCGAAATGGCGCTCCTGCAACGCGTCGCGCACCATGTTGCAAGCCGCGGGGATGACACGGTTGCCCTGGACTCGACGTACTGGGATCGGATCACCGGCATGATGGGCAAGGGGATTGGGTAATGGCCGGGCACGTTCCATCCGGGATGATGCGCCTCGTCATGACGGCGCAGAATCCAGTAGCCACGCTTGACGCGTTTGGCCAGGCTTCCGAGTCTTGGCTTTCGTTCGCGACCATCCCGGTTCACATTGAGAACGCCAACACGGAAGAGACAATGGATGACGGCGGCTCAAGCGTGCGCACCGATTGGCGCATTCTCGCTGCTTTCCACCCGTCAATGACCACCCGATCCAGGCTGTTGCTGGTGGACAACGGCACTACGCGCACGTTCTTCATCAAGGGCTGCTGGGATCGGGATCAGAAGCGCCGGCGTTTAGAGATAAATGCGGTGGAGGTGACGGAATGAACCCCGTGAAGATCACCATCGATACCAAGGAAGTGAAGCAGACATTGGCGCGGCTTTCGCCCATGCTGAACGAAGCCGTTCGCAAGAAGGCAATTCGCAAGGGCTTTAAGCCGTTTGTGGCAAACCTGAAAGCCACGTTGCTGAACGCGCCCTACATTCGCGGCGGCAAGAAAATCCACCGCAAGGGGATTGCATCCGCTACGAAGGTCAATTCACCCAAGCGGATGGGCGGCCCAGGCTCGGCTATCCGCGCCGAGCTCGGCGTGCAACTCGGCAAGAAGGGCGGCGCACGCGCTCGTAACAAGCAATTCGTGTACCCGTGGAAAGAGAACGGGTTCATGCACAAGAACTCGGGCCGCATGATCCCTGGCAACCACTACGGCGAGATGTGGGGCAAGGCGAACGTAGCCAAGATCATGCAAGCGATCAGTTCCGAGATTCTGATTGAGGCTCGCAAGATCCTCG